TCGTTCCGGATTCGTATGCACTATTTCTTGTGCTTCAAGATAAGCCCTGAACCCGTCTACGATTTTTTGGATAATGTTATCCCAATATATCTTCGCTGTCTGTTCTTGTTCTTCTGTGATGAAAGTGTCAACAGGTATTCCAAGGTCAATAAATACAAAATGAGGAATCCCGCAATCGCTCTTTATCGCATCTAAAATTTCAGATATTTGCCGCGCAAAGTAATAGTCAGCAGACCACGTGGCTCTATCGTCCCACCCGCGATAGAGCCTTTGCCATGCCCACTTTACCTCATTGTAAGCCCATCTAATTGACATCCGCCGCTTCCTTTCCGTCGTCAGTGTCATCAAGAAACCCAGAGAAAAAACCGGAAACGATTTCGATAGCTTCTGACCGATTGCTTGAAATTCCAGAAAGAATTTTCAAGGTGTTCCTTGAAAGCGTAACATTGCAACGAACCTTCCGCTTTTCCGGGGGAAGCGGCGGACGCCCTCCACGGTACTTCCTTTTTGTATTCCTATTGTTCATCGGTTACCTCAACGGATTCCAACTCCCGGATATAATCGAGCACGGATTCGCTAAAACCGTCTATGTGAATCCAGTCGCCATATCCAACGCCGTTTTTATAGCTTCCAACATTGACGATGTATCCGCGCTTGCCGATTTTTTCCGTCACTTCATCATGGGATTGCTCGTCCGTGACAATGATAACGCGCTCGATTTCCGAGCTTTCATATTCCCGTCTCAACTTTGCAATCGCTTCCCCCAAATATGTTCCTCCGTGCGACTGCGATAAGTCAATTGCGTCTCTCAAAGCGAATCCGTGTCTTTGTGGAACAAGTCTGCAAGATGTACTAAATGTCCAGATGTCCACTTCCTGCAAAATCTCGCGCGCCAGGATGGCAACGCCACAAGCGGCATCCATCCTGGTCATATCGGACTTTGACGACAAACTGTCCTGCATTGACCCGGACACATCAATCAAGAGAATGGTTCTTCCCTCCATTTTTGGAAGTGTCGCAACACACTCCATCATTTTCTTTTCAATTTCCGGCTCAAAAGATGGAGCCATACGAGCCGCCGCGATAAACCGGAATGGCAAAACCTTTTCGGCATTCATCTGGCTGATAGCCCTGACAATCATTTCGTGCGGAACGCCAACCATGTGCATATTGCGCAAATTACGGATGGTTGCCAGTCCGCCGAGCTTGTTCTCGGAAATCAAGCGAACCCACGTTTCGCGCTTGTCTGCGCCACTCGACAAGGCAACTTCCCAAGTGTCAGGGGGTTGAAGCGTATCGTCAATCACCTGCTTCCACAGGGCAGATTGTTCGGCGTTCTTTGGTTTTGGATGACAGATATTGAGAACATCTTTGAGCGTGATAACACCCCGCCCGCCTCGGTTGTATTTTGCAAGCTGATAGGCGTTGAATTTCTGGAATGCACGCGCCAATCCATTTTTCACCTGTTTTGCAACAGGTGTTTTTTTATGTATAAATCCAACTCCCGGCACAAACTCTGCTGTTGACCAATAAATTGCAAGAAACTCGCCCATTTCGTCCGCGCGCTGAATAACCTGTTCCAAGACATCCGCTACAAATTTCCGGTAGGCAGGATGCCGCGCCATTTCCCGAACAATCATCAATGGCGCATGGCGAAGATGCATTTTGTTCCGTGCATCCATGGCAATTTGCATCACGTCTACCGGATCAACCGCCGGAACAAGATTGTAAATTCGTTCGGCAACGGAAACGCCGGACTCATAGAAGTTTTCCTCCCATAGCATACACGCCATGACGGTTCGACGGAGCTCCTGCTCCGGTGTAATTATTGACGCCCGCCCGCCTTCATGAGTGAGCGGGAATGTGGTGGCGATAGTTCGGTTTGTTTTCATTTTTCTCCTCCTTGTGCGATAAACTGTACAACATATTTGATCTTACCGTTTTCTCGGACACACGATTCTCCGGTATCAGGAGCAATAACGCGGTGCTTGTTCAACACCGGATTTGGACTTCCATCCAGCGCAGACAATACCATGAAGGACACAATTACAATAGACCATTCGTTCTCTGGATCGTCCAGCCATTGTGGAATGCCAACAATTTCTCCAAAAACCTTATGCCCAATCGGGATTTCCCCATATTCCATTGAATTCGCGGGTTCTCCGAGAGACACTCTTTCTTCGACACGAATATTACCGTGAGACGGGATCGTAAATTCACGGTAATTAATTTCGTGTCCGGTAAAGTTGAACACTTTTCTGTTTTTCATGCCACTCCTTTCTCTATGAGGGTAAATAGAAATACGGGAAAATTTAGTCAGGGACGAATCAATTATAATCAGTAAGTGAAGTTGAAGTAGCCCTGACAATCACCACGTATTATATGATTTCCGCCGGGGAATAGCTCGGAAACAGCCGTTTTTCCGGCAATCTTGAAGGTTTGTGAAGTATCTGCTTCCTTCGCCACCGGCTTTCACACTTTTTATTGGGGGAAGAAATCGCAAATGGAAAAATTCTCATGGACGTGAAGTATCCATTCGCATCGCCACCAAAAAGTTATCAACGTTCTGATTTATTTATGCCTATATTATACTCATGTATTTCCATTTGTCAAGTACCAATTTTCCGTTTTCGCGATAATCGCGAAAACGATATCGCGATAATCGCGAAAACGATATCGCGATAATCGCGAAATCTTTAACAGATATTACAACAGAGATTACAACAAACATACCGATTGGCGAAAACGAAAAATAAACCGACAAAATAAACTGTTTTCCTTGTCGGTGTTTCTCTTCTAAAATCGCAAATTCACCATGGAAATCCCGGTCTTTGTCTATCCAGCTTCACCCAAAACAAAAATAAGACTATGCGCAAATAATTTGGTTTGGGTTGGTGGTTGCTTATAGGAAATGCCGCCAGAAAACCACCTGCTTCAGCGGGGGGATGAATGGCGGGCTTATGCAAAAAGACCTTGTATCTCACAAAAAAACATGATATAATTGTAAGTATGGAAGTGATGAAGACGTACAAATTCCGCATCTATCCCAATGCCGTACAGCGAGAATGGTTTGCGCGGCAGTTTGGGGCTTGTCGGTTCGTGTATAATCATTTCCTGCAGGCGCGAATTGACTATTACGCCGCGCACAAGGACGATCCAACCAAAAAGGGCTTGACCTATCACGACACTGCCCTTGCCCTTACCCAACTCAAGAAAGCCGAAGGGTACGAATGGTTGAAGGAAACCAATTCGCAGGCGTTGCAACACGCTTTGCGCGACCTAGATACGGCATACAATAATTTCTTCAACAAGCGGGCGCAATTCCCGCGTTTCAAATCCAAGCGCGGTGAGCAAGCCTTCCATATCCCGCAATTCTTCAAGGTAGATGGCAATCATCTGATTTTGCCAAAAATCGGGGCGGTGAAGATGGTCGTGCATCGCCCGATTGAAGGTGTAGTTCGTAATGTGACCATTCGGAAAACGTCAGCGGGACGCTACTTCGCCATGCTCGCTTGTCGGGTGGAACTACCCGAACCACCATCCAAACAGGGGGAAGTTGGCATTGATGTCGGGTTGAAGTCTTTTCTGGTCACATCTAAAGGCGAGGTGGTCGAACACCCCCGTCATCTTTTGAAAGCTGAGAAACGGCTAAAACGGTTACAGCGGTCACTTTCTCGCCACAAGAAAGGCTCAAACAATCGAGAAAAGGCGCGGTTGCTCGTTGCTCGCCAGCACGAAAAGGTAGCGAACGCACGTCAGGATTACCTACACAAAATAAGTCGAAGGCTAGTTGACGAAAACCAAGTCATCTACGCCGAAGACCTGAATGTGAAAGGGATGCTGGTGAACCACCGCCTTGCTAAACGGATTGCCGATAGCGGGTGGGGAGAACTGTTCCGCCAACTGACTTACAAGGGCGCGTGGTATGGAACAGACTTCCACCAAATCCATCGTTTTTTCCCGTCCTCGAAACGCTGTCATGTCTGCGGTTGCATCTATCAGAATTTGCGGTTGTCCGAACGCGAATGGACTTGTCCTGAATGCGGCACAAACCATGACCGCGATAAAAACGCCGCGATAAATATTGAGATTTTCGGCTGTGCCGAACGTACTGGTGGAACGCCAGGAACGCATACGCCTGGGGAGAGTGGGATTACTCGCTCATCGAACCAGGAAGCCACCCGCTTCAGCGGGTGGTAGTTCACTTGTCCACTTTGGCGTATAATGTTTAGTGGTTGAATATTTCCGGGAATTGCCATTAGGAGTTAATTTGCAACAGAGGAAAAATACCCGAAAAACGATTGTAAGTGAGGAAATCAGGAATACTGTGATTGAACTGCGCAAGCAGGGCATGAACTATGCTGATATTGCCAATGAAGTTGGAATCCACATGGATACCGCGCGTAGCGCAGTCAATACCTATATGATTCGATTGCAGGCGAGAACACTTGAATCGGCAGATGAATTGCGGAGGGATGATTACAGCAAATTGAGCATGATGCTGGACGCAATTTGGGATAGGGTTTTGGAGGGCGAGTTGGGGGCAATTGACCGGGCAATTAAAATCCTGGAACGGCGCGCCCGGTTGATGGGGCTGGATATGCAACAACAAAATGCAATCTTAATGGCACTTAACTTGGAACGCTTGACTGATGAACAACTTGAACAGATTGCCGCTGGCGCAAATCCGCTTCAAGTCCTGGCAAACTCCGGCGTGGAACCGGAAATCAATATGTCGGCATATAAAAGGTCATTAAAAAGCGACGATGAGGTTCTTGATGCCTCATTTGTTCCGCTTGATGAGGGGGGCGGAGAATGACAACTCCTGTCCAGGTGCGCGCAAAGGCACTCCTCTTGCAACGCCAACGCAACCGTGTCGGCGGGAAGGTTCTTTCCCGTTATTCAAAATTCAAGCACACCTATTGGAACGATCCCGTTGGGTTCGTTAATGATTGCATTATTTGGGATAACGAGGGCGATGGAGCTACCGAATACCAAAAGCTTATCCTATCACAATTGATGAAAGAGCGCAGAATCGCGGTACGCGGACCCCGTGGACTTGGTAAAACGGCTTTCGTTTCGTGGATTATTCTTTGGTTCGCATTGACAAGGGACGGAAAAGACTGGAAGGCAATTGCAACCGCTGGAAGCTGGCGACAGTTGACAAAATTTCTTTTTCCGGAAATCCATAAGTGGGCAAGGCGCTTGCGATGGGGAAAGATTGGGCGCGCCCCATTCCGCCCAAAAGTCGAGTTGATGGATTTGTCACTTCGGTTATATACCGGAGAAGCCATGGCAATTGCATCAAACAATCCAGACCTGGTGGAAGGCGCTCATGCCGACCATCTTTTATATGTGTTTGATGAAGCAAAGTCAATTTCCGATTCTGTGTTCGTTGCGTCCGAAGGAACTTTTGCAAACGCGAACATTGGGGATCGAGAGGCGTTTATCGTTGCCGCATCTACCCCCGGAGAGCCGTTTGGGTGGTTTTATGACATCCACTCGAAAAAGCCAGGATTTGACGATTGGAAGCCAATTCACGTTACGCTGGAACAAACAATTCAGGCGAATAGAATTTCCCCAGCGTGGGCAGAGGCGAGAAAATCACAATGGGGAACTGATTCCCCCATGTATCGCAATTATGTCTTGGGAGAATTTTCGACCACTACCGCAGATGGGATTATTCCCGTGTCTTGGATTGAAATGGCACGGGAACGGTGGGAGGAGTGGCGCGATAATGGATTCGGTGGAACAGTTACAAGCATTGGGGTTGATGTCGGTTCCGGCAAGGATTCCAGCGATAAAACCATTGCGGCGGTTGTCTCCGATTATGTCAAGGTGCGTGAACTGGTTGAATTCCGCTCCAATGACCCGCGAACTTCGTTGATGGAAATTACCGGAAAAATCGTCAACTTATCCAGGCTGTATCAGCCCGGATATATTATTGTGGACACCATCGGAATTGGCGCCGGTGTCGTTCATCGTTTACGGGAGTTGGGATTTCCGGTGGACGGATTTATCGCAAATTCTGGCACCGAACTAACAGACAAGAGCGGACTCGTGCGGTTCGCAAACTGGAGAGCGGCGGCATGGTGGTTGTTCCGGGAAATGCTGGAACCGGATGGAAAATTTGGCGTTTGCCTTCCACCAGATACAGACGAAACCGATTTGATAGGCGACCTGACTGCGCCAACCTATAAGGTGATGAGTAATGGGAAAATTCTTGTAGAAAGCAAGGAATCTGTTAGAAAACGACTTGGCAGATCAACCGATTATGCCGATGCCGTGATTATGGCAATCGTTGGGATTGCGCTTTTGCAGGAAGCGCAAGAATCGGAAACGGAATATTCTATGGACGTTAACAAAAAACCGCTTGGTGGTTATTAGAAAAGGAGGTACGAAATGGACTGGAAGGAAAGACTCGCCAGGTTTCTCTTGAAACCACAACTCGAAAAAATCAACTACGTTTTAGAGGACTTAATTGACCGTTATAGATATATGCCAATTGTTCGGGAAAATGATCCCGAACAGGTTATCGCGGCTTTGCAGGAAGTTGACCCACAACTGTATGATTATTACTTGCGCCAACTGCGATACAATGAACTTGGCGTTGAATTGACAGAAGGTAACCGCTTGCAGGCGGTGAATGAGTCCCGGATTCTATATGTCCGGGATGTTGTAACGCAAACGATTATCAACCTTTGGACGGATTATGCGTTTGGTTCAGCCCCACAGGTTGTCCCAATAGATACCAATGCGCGGGCGGACTGGAATGAGTTTTGGAATGCCCGCGAAAATGACGCCGTCCTTGGCGTCAGGAACATCAAAAGCCTTTCTTCTACTGTTTTAACAGATGGTGAGATTTTCTTTGTGTTCTTTACGTCAAGGCAGGACGGGAGGATTACCAGAATCCGCACCATCCCAACGGAAGAAATACGGGAAATTATTACCATGCCGGGGGACTCTTCAACCGTTTTATATTACCGCCGGGAATATCGTGATGAACAGGGTCAGGTTTATACGATGTATTATAAAGACTGGCGCGCCACGGATGACGAATTAGACCAGGCGAATTTGCCGGACGATGCCATTCTTGCGCATCGTGTTCGGGGAGATATGCAGATTGGAACGGACGTTTGTATATTACATGCCGCCCACAACCGGCTTGGAAAATCAAGTCGCGGTTATCCTCTAATGACCGCAGGAGCCGCGTGGAGTCGCGCTTATCGGGATTTTGTTCAGGATAGAGCAAGCGTAGCGCGTGCCGCCGCTTCTGTGGTCGAAAAAATCAGAGCAAAGAGCGGTAGTCGTGGAATTGACCTGATTCGCGCCCGGATGGAAAGTTCTTTGGTGACTTCTTCTGGAAGCGCGTTTGATAAAAACCCGCCATCTACGGCAGGTGGAATGTGGATTGAAAATGAGGCTGTATCGAGAGACTGGATGAGTCGCCCAACAAACGCCGGAGATGCCGCCGTTGATGGAAACGCTCTTCTGGCGCAGGCTGGATTGGCAGGTAGGGTATTTCCACACTACCTTGGGCGCGGCGAATCATTCCGGCTGGCAACCACAACCGCCATGGAACGCCCAACACTGGAAGCGTTCAATGGATACCAGGTGTGGTGGATTTCTGTGTTCAAGGATATTGCAAAGATTGTACTTGGGTTTAGGGAGAAATATGGCGCGGTTGAATATTCAACCGCCGAAGTTGATGTTCAGGTCGAGGCGATTGTACTGACTGACATTTCACAGTTGGGGTTCTTTATGCAGTCAATTAACCAATCTTTGATTGCTGGTTCCTTATGCGTGGAAAGCGCCGAAGCCGCAACGATTGAATTGATGAGGGTCGCCATGCAAACCTTGAATATCCAAAACGTTGAGCCTGTGGTTAATCCGGAGACAAAAACCTATATTTCCAGACCTGGCGATGAAATGAACGGGGATGAGCCGTTGACATCCGGCGGAACTCCGGAAACCCCTCCACAAAGTAGCGGGATGGAGGATGGCGGTTTTTCCGCTTCTCCCTTTTGAGGAAAAATTCAAAAGTCAGGAAGATTACCAGGCGCGCATTAATGCAATTGCGCAAAACCTTTGGAACGGGAAAATAGGCGCATACGACTTTGATAACTTGATGCGGGTTGCCATTGAGTATGGAATCCGTGGGGCATGGGAAGCTGGATTGAAGGAATTTAATTTGAGCCTTGCCGATATGACCATGGAAGAACGAGCCGCGATGCTGGATGCAATTTACAGGGAGTCCAGCTACATTGCCGGATTGCGTAATTATATTCTGGCGCACAATAAAGCGAGCGGATTCAAGTTGAGCAGTTTGCAAATACGGTTGGGAATGTGGGGGAATCGCTGGAAAGACATTGTCAACCAGGCGAGGCTTTCTGCGTCCAATAACGCTCCTTTAACTTGGGTTTATGGTGATACAATAAGTCATTGTGGAGATTGTTCCCGCGTTGCCGGTAGGACGTATCGTGCTAAAACATGGGAAAGGTGGGGATGGCGACCCCAATCCCCACGGCTGGAGTGCAAGGGGATTCAGTGCAAATGTGAGTTGCAGGCATTGGGAAACAAGCCAAATAAGGGGCGTCCACCATCGTTATCGGGAGGCTAAATGTCAAATATGCCCGGATTGTGGGTTGACGAGCAGGGATTCGTTTGGTACAATGATTACAGATTACCAATGAAATTCAAGATAAAGGAGAAGGCATTGGAGTTTTGCCCGAAGTTTGACCGCAGGCGAGGCGAATCCAGAAGCGAAAGGACAGTCCAAATTCCATTGGCGGACTTCGCCAATCTGGATACGTCCATCAGTTTGCAACAAACAACAGCAGAGGTGATTATCATATTTCACAAGGAATGAAAGGAGGAAGGGTGTTCAGAATTGTGAAAGGAAGAAAGTCGTGGAGAAAGGGCAGGAGTTGGCGAAAACCGTATTATCGTAGCCGAAGATTTGACGCTACGTGCCGTTCACACGGCAGTTGTCCATGGTGCTTTGGAAACCGAATGGCGGCAAACTTGCGCAAATTGGATGAATGGAAGGCGCAGTTGTCGGACTGGAAGCGTGGCGCGCTATGATACGACTGATACATGGGGATTGCAGAGAGGAGAATCGAGGGCAATTATGAAATGCTGTAAAACTTGTGGTGTTGAAATACCGGACAGCCCAAAGACAAGAACGCGTTGCGCTTCATGCCAGAGGAAATTTGAGGAGGAATATCGTTCGGCTTACAAAAAAGAATATTATAAACGCAAGCGCAAGGAAAGACATGCTATTGCGGGTCTGGAAACATTTGCTTACTTTGTGGGGTATGAGCATGGCGCAGACCCAGATTGCAGGTATTTTGTTGGCAAATACCTTCCGGCTGGCGAGGTAATGAAGTGTCAAAACGGTTTTTTGC